ATAATGTTTTTTCTGGGTAACAAAAAATATTTTTATTTTTTTTATATTTGCTGGAACAAATGGAACAAATGGAACAATCCTTACTGGACAACGATTGTAGCTGTTCCACTTGTGTTCCACTGTACCACTTCTGACGCTGACTAAGGGAGATTTTTTGGTTTGAAAAACAGTAAACCCGTAGAAAACACTATAGGCAAAGCTGGTAGACCTGCTGGACTCACCAACAGACAACGGCAATTTGCCAAGTATTATGTCGAGGGCAAGCACTCGAACGCTGAGTGCGCGAGGCTGGCTGGATACGCTGATGCCAGTGCCAACAACCACGCCGCCAAGCTTCTCGATGGTAAGTCTTTCCCCGAAGTGCCAGAGCTTATCAAAGAACTTCGAGAGGCCAGAGAACGCAGGTTCGGAGTCACTGTGATAGGCCAGCTTAAACGCTTTGAGGAATTGTCCATGGCGGCTGAAGAAGCTGGGCAGTTCAGTGCCGCTATCAATGCTGAGAAAATTCGTTCGAGTCTGGGCGGTTTGACAATCGACAGGCGCGAGTCCACTCACGTCCATCAGCTTGATAATATGTCGCGTGAAGACATTGTTGCCAGACTGGCAAGCCTTCGCAAGAACTACCCCCATGCTTTTGCTGATATGAAAAGAGTTGAGGATGCCAGCGACAGAACAATCACTGTGGAAGCTATTGAAACAAAACCTGCCAAGGAAGACGCATTGCGAGAGGATTGAAAACCGCAGTGGTGAAGGAATGCCGGACGTATACCTATGCATAGATGGCGTTCCGATATGGCTTGAATTAAAAATGGCTAAAAATGGCCGACTAAAAGTATCTAAGTCGCAGATTGCTTGGCATTGCTCACATTCGCGCTGCGGTGGAGCCAGTTTTTTCTTGGCAAACGACCCCTCGACCGGCGACCTATTTTTATTTGACGGCGCATCGGTGCTCGAAATCCACGGTTCGCGGATCGATGACCTGCGGCCTGCGGCCTTGTATATAGGTGATATGTCTGGGCTGATCGATAGCCTGCGGCCTGTGGCCTGCGCCCTCTGGTGTGATGTCATGACTCGATGACCTGCGGCCTGCGGCCTGCGGCTCCGCTCTATGGATATATGAAATAAAAAATCCCCTGCCGACAATGTCGGCAAGGGATCAGGGGAAACCCAATTAAAATTCATTTTTCAAATACTCTTGAAGCTCGTCGTCGGCTCGATCGAGAAGCATTTGCTCGACGTTGTCGTCGGACAACGCAACGTCGGGATCAATTAAGAGTTCTCCACATAGGCTGATAAAATCTAGCTTGGTCATTTTCTTACCTTTCTTATGCGTCAATAACGAATCCGCTTGTGTCTTGTTTTGCTTTGCCCTTGGCATAGAGACCGACAACAACCCCTTGTGGATCTAAAAATCTAAGGTCATCAGCATCGCCGTCGATAACGTCGAGACCCATAAATTTTTTGGGCTTGTCCTTGTTCCTAAACACAACGGCCATGTTAATCCCAGTATCGATCACGGCCTTGTAAACGCTGTCAGCGTAAGCTTTATTATGCTGCGAATAAGATAATGTTAGGTGGTAGTTTTCGGGCAATGTTTCATAAGCCCGTTTTACGATCTTTGTATAATCGTAAAACTGGATTTCTGGAAACAGGGACATAATGCCCGTGTTATGCCAGGGGTAATCACTTGTCCCGTTTGGCCTATAGCAAGGTTGAATGCCATTGTTTCGGGCACGTCGTGAGAATGTTGTTAAATCCTTGTTTAGGTCATCCATGTACTGAATGCGATTAGTAAAAAACTGAACCGTTTTGTTGTAACGCGATTGTTGCACACTGTTCATCTGTCCACGGCCTGCGGTAAATAGGCAGGGCTTGTGGCAGCCTGCGGTTTCTGCCATTGCACAAAAATTGTAGGTCTTGCCGTCAATTTCTGTCTTGTATGGTTTATGATAGGTAATCGCGGTAATGAATTCCGAACCGTCACCCTTTACAGTCTTGGCATTAGTGCCAACGCTTATTGTCTTATATGTCATAACAATCCCCTTGTTTAAGTTATCCTGAATTCTACAATTTTTTCCCAACTATCACAAGCCCTAATTTTACCCTGCGGCCTGCGGCCTTTCTGTTTTTATATCTAGATGAGCCTGCGGCCTGCGGCCTCGCTCTATCTATATATAAAAAAAGAAAAGAGAACCGAGCGCCGAGGCGCTCGATCCCGTGTTGGTTAGCCATGTATAAACTCACGCAATTCATCGTCTGTTGAGTCCATAATAGCGCAATCGACTGCATTTCTTGGCGGCAGTCCATCGTTGTAATAGTCTCGCCATGTTGCGTCTGCTATGTCATGAATGCCGAGTCCTACCATATTGGTAAGGACTCTATTGCACTCACGTTCAAATTGCTCATAGTCAAGCCCATCGTCACGTTCGATTGTCAAACCTCGATCCTTTCATCTATTTGCTTTTGAAGTGCGGCAAACACTTTGCGAGTGCTTGGGTCGCATTCATCGGTGTATGGCGCGAATTCGGTCATTACTTGGTCTTCCAATAATGCCAATTGTTTCGCGGTCAAAATGATAATGTATTTCGTGTTTCTCCAAGTACTTTTCGCCATGATTACCCCCTTAAAAATTCATCTAGAAGAATGACTGAGCCAGCCAACGAAGCGCCAGCCCCAACGAATGCCAGCCAGCCATTATCGTACTGCCACCAGCTAGTAATGAACAATGCGGTCAACACTATCAGCGACGCATAGAACCAGCCCACAAGGCCGACAAACTTCATTCCTGTAATGATACTATTCATTTTAGTCCCCTTTCTGGGGGGACAGTGTCCCCCCGTTGGTTTAAAACTAGCCTTTAATAACAAGTTCGCCGCAACGAATTGTAAAAGGCTTATCGAGTTTAGCGCGGCGAAAATTATTCATAACCGGATTGCCATCCTCATCAACGCGGCTGCCGAATGTCTTGGCAGCGATCGAAAAATCAATGAACGCGATCGTGTCAGGATGATCTTCAATTAGTCGATCATCGAAGAATAACTGACCGTATGCCTCGCGAGTGTCGCCATTGTTCTTAGTGAATACGATCTTGAAGATCCGAGAGCCAACGGCCTGATAGATTTCCTTTTGTTTTGTCATGTCGTTTCCCCTTGCATGACATGGTGGCTTGATTGCCATCCAATAAAAAAATCCTACCATGACTTTTTCCCATAATGCAAACAATAAATACAATTTTATCCCAACAAAATGCATTTTATTTTACTTTATTCGTTCACGATTTGTTCCAGAGGTGGATTGTTCTGGGGTTACTGGGTCGAATTGGTAATCAAGTTTGCTCGAGCGTTACCCCCTACCCCCATTATTTTGTGGACAGGTGTTGACAATGTCGTGTCGTGTCGCTGGGTTGATAAATTCAATGAGATATAATATCGTTCGGGACATGGATGACACCGCAAGCCTAGACCTGCTGCCAGAGGAAGTTCTTAAAGAAATCCTGTTACTGGAGGAGCAGAAGCAGAAGCTCGAAACCAGAGACATCGCCAGAGATCAGTTCATGGCGTATGCAAAGCATGTGTATGACGGGTTCATAGAGGGGACCCATCACAGAATTATTGCAGAGAAGCTCGAGCGCATAGCGGCGGGGGACTTGAAAAGACTGATTGTCAACATGCCACCCCGGCATTCTAAGTCAGAATTTGCATCCTACCTCATGCCCAGTTGGTTTTTGGGCCGCAATCCAAAGCTCAAGATCATCCAGGCTACGATGAATACAGAACTTGCCGTAAGATTTGGCAGGAAGGTAAGAGATTTGATTGCCGATCCGATCTACAAAGAGATTTTTCCTAACACTGACCTGAAACAGGACAGCCAAGCTGCCGGACGGTGGGAGACAAGTGTCGGCGGGGAGTATTTTGCTGCTGGTGTTGGCGCTGCAATGACTGGTCGTGGTGCAGATTTGTTGATTATTGATGATCCGCACTCGGAACAAGATGCTTTATCCACGTCTGCATATGATAATGCCTACGAATGGTACACATCTGGCCCCCGGCAGCGTCTACAACCGGGTGGTTCGATCATTATTGTGCAGACCAGGTGGTCAAAAAAGGACATTACGGGCAGGTTACTGAACGCGCAGGCCAAGGATGTTATGGCTGATCAGTGGGATGTGGTTGAATTTCCTGCGATTATGCCGTCGGGGGAACCGTTATGGCCTGAATTTTGGGAAAAAGAGGAGCTTTTGAAGGTAAAAGCCTCCTTGTCGGTAGGAAAATGGAATGCACAGTGGCAACAAAACCCTACA